TATTGCCACTAGCATCATTAAGATGCTCCAAAGTTTGCTTTGATAACATAATTAACTCAAGTTAGTTTTACGAGTACCTGCCAAGGATTGAATCTCGTATGACGTATAATCAAATGAAACACTTGCTTGGAAGTATTCTTGTTCAGATAATGTAGCATCAAATTCCAAAGTACTTAGTGAAGTTGGTTTTAAGTCTTTGAAGTTCACATTATATAGTGGTTGGAAATTTGAATTTAAAATTGCTAGAGTACCATCAGCATACCTGAGATCACCTAGAGACTTACCGTAGTTAGTTTTAAGATTCATAGGTTGATTCTCTATGAAGTCTTGTCTCTCTTTAAAGTTATCTGGTACACCCAATGCTCTCATCCAGTTATGAAGTATGAGAAAGTTTTCCATATTTTCATCAACCAAGAAGGTTAGACTAAATTCACCGTAGGATACGGTACCTTCTAAATTGATACTACGATAGGGAGTTGGTTGATCTACCAAACTAACGGACATTTCTGGTACATTAGCAGACTGTGCAAAGTATGCCACCTTGGGAAACTTTGCCAGCACGAAACGGAAACCACCTGGTGATAAGAAATTCCTATTTGAGATTTGACTAGTGAAAGACATTTACTATATTAGTGGTCAGCTTCGTACCACTATTTAGCTACTGCCAATACTCGTCTAAAACATCAAATACTCTATTGAGAGTTTGGTTAGCACCAACGCATTCCCATTCTCCTTTCTCTCCTATTTCACACTTATAATCCAACTCTCTTTTGAGTTGCATAAGTCTGCTAGTCATTGCTACTTTGTCTAATCTACCGTTCATTTTTGATACCAAGTACGTAATCTATTGAGTTCGGGTGATCGTGGATATATGGTACGTCTTCTACAGCAATGCTTCGTGCATCATAGGAATCTCTTGCATTCACACAGATTTCCTGATGGTTATGTGAGTTGTCCATATACCCGACATTGTAATGGGTCATTGGCACACTCCTTAATAATGGTACTAATATTTAGGCTATGACATAAAAAAAGAGACCCCGAAGGGTCTCTCTTGTGTGTATATCGAAACTTCGATTTACATTAGGTTGTCAACCAAACTACGTCTGTAGTAGCGGTTTGCATTGGCAGTAAGTGCACCTTCACCTTGAGTAGTACCCTCAGCGAATGGGTTAGCAACTAGACCATATCTGGTCTTAAAGCCAATTTTTGGTTGGAATGTATCCTGACCAACCGCACGAACCATCTGTAGAGGAACGTAAGGGCAGTAGAATAAACCAGCATCATATGCAGAACCACCTTTGTAACCTGCGACGTAGAAGTGTCTGTCACTTACGTTTGCAGAGTAAGGGTCAACATAAACCTTGATTCTTCCGTTAAGAGTACCAGCAAGTGTGCTGCTGTTGTCATCAGGAAGTAGGTTAGAGTTGCCAGCAAGAGCAGGTGTGTAATCTAGTACACCAGCCATTGATAGAGCAGAAGCAACGTCAGCGGAACAAATTAAGATGTTCCCCTTTCCACGACGAGTTTCGTGCCCGATGGCGTTCATATCTCTTTCAATGTTGAAAAGTAAACCTTTGAACTTCTCAACTGACCACCTACCATTGGAGTCAACGTCTAAGTCGAAGATACCAGCAGTTGCTGTGTTGTTCTGAGAACCAGGTCTTGCAACCTTGTATACAGTACGAACAACTTCTCTGTTGATCTCAGCAAGAACCTCTGTTGAGAGGATGTTTGCTAGTTCTGACTCAGCGTCTAAACCGTGAACGGCTTTGAGGTCTTGAGCGAGTTCTAGTGAGTACTCAGCTTTGAGGGCTCTGGACTTAGCAGTCACAGTAACTTTCTCAATACTGAAGTTCATCTCAGCGAATGCATTCGTTGATGCATCACCTAGAGCTTCAGACTCGGCAGTAGTCATACCTGTTGAGGTATTGTAAGTACCACTGTCGTTAAGTAATCCTGGGTTAGATCCAGACTGTGCTGTTCTACCTAGATCACTTGCTGCGTTCTCTGCTGAGAACTCTGAATCTGCTTCATTGTAGAATGCTTCAGTTCCAGCAGTACGGTTTGTACCGTAGCGTGAACGCATTGCGAAGATAAGTCCAGTAGGACCAGTCATTGGCTGAACACCAGCAATGTCATAAGCAATAAGCTTAGGCATTGACCTTCTGATCAAGCTAATGAGAACAGGATCGAAACCTGCACTTGGACCTGTGGCAGTAGCGGTGGCACTGAAACCTGCAACGGATGAGGTTGATGCTGTGCTAACTGTTGGAGCTGCTTCTGTAAGCACTCCAGCTTCTTCTCTTAAAAATTTTTCTTGGTTTTCGAGCAGGACTGCGGTGACCGCTTTTTTGTAATTGTCCTTGATACTATCAAGTCCATCACAATCAAGTACGGGGTTCCACTTTTCCTGCAACTGTTCAGAATTGAACATTGCTTTTTTTCTCCTTGGAAATAGTAGTTTTAATCAATTAGTCATTTAGGCTTTGAAACGCTTTAGAGCATCTACGTAACGTGACATAGACTCTGTGATTTCGCTGTCCACAACTGGTTGTACGTCTTCTGCAACGGTTTCACTGTCAGCTTTCGCTGGCTTGCTGGAGAAGTACGACTCCTTCAGAGTTTCTACCTTGCTGCGGAATGACTCTTCATCTTCAAACTCAACCCCTTCTGATAAAGATGCTAGCTTCTCCTTTTCAGTAGCTGCTAGTCCCTCAGAAACCTCGCTCACAATCCCATACTTAACGTAACCTGCAACTGTAGAGTTGAGGCTTACATTCTTGTCAATTTGCTCGTTGAGTTTTGCTTCCATTGAATCAAGTTCAGATGCCATCGATTGAAGAACATCTGCCTTTTCTTCGGGAACCTCAATATGGTTCTCGATGAAAACTTTTTTAAGACCGTCTACAACACTCTCAGCGATCTCTGCTTTGAGACCAGTATCAACTGCGAGTTTGTTATTGTCCATCCAACCTTGAACTGCATAGGTTAGATATTCATCGACCTTCTCGGCCAATTCAGTCTTAACAATTTGGATCTCCTCTGTTAAGGACTTGGTGTACTCTTCGTGTACTTTCTCAAGTTCCTCATTGAGGCGAGAGACGACTGCAGCTTCGAAGATTGTTGCTGCTTTAGTCTTGAACTCTTCGGAGAGTTCTTCTCCTTCGGTTAATGCTGCAACATCTTGAGATACATCGATCTCAATTAACTGTTCACCATCAGCATTCTCTGCTTCTACAGACTCAGCCTTCTTGCTGCTTGCAGCAGATGGTTTTGTCTTAGGTGCAGACGCTTGAGTCTGACTTGGTGTCTTTAGTTTGTTGCTCTCATCATCAGGCTTACTGTTCTGTGGTGTAGGTCCACCGAGAACTTCGACTGATCCGAGTGAAGAACCATCAGCAACGGCACCGTCGAACTTAGCTTCGGTGACCTCTTGGGTTTGTTCTTCAGATGCCTTTACTGTTTCATCCGACATTAGTTTTGTCTCCTTAATAAATTCTTACTGGAATTAATCTAAAAAATATTTATAATCTATAGAGAGTTCATAAGTTTTGCGAATGCGGAAACTTTCATCTCTTCGATTACTTTTGCGTTTGGAGCATTGTCCAAACCTTGCTTAATTGTGCGGAGTTCACGTTCTTTGAGAATATTATTCTCCCAGACCCACTCCTTTCCTTCCATTATTCCAGACACAAAAGCGTCTGGTGCACTGGGATCTGCCACAATATCAGCAGCAGTGGCAAGCATAAAGTCATCAGCGACAACATTTACACCTTCACTAGTCCTTCTTAGGGATCCAATCCCGCGTGAGGATACCCCTAATTTGACTCCTTCTCCTAAAAGAGACCTAGCAATGTTACCCATAGGGGTCTCAAGGATACGTGCTCTTCCTTTGAAGTTTGTTCCATCTTCTTGCAAAGATGTGATTAGATGAGATACTCTATCTAGGTTAACTGTTGGACCTTCGGGGTGACCGAGTTCTCCAAGTGCTCTACCTGACTTGACGAAGCTTTCGTTGTATTTACCAACTTCTCTTCGGAGAGTAGCCATAGGATACATCCTTCCATTGCGATTTTTAATTTCGCCCTGGAGAAACGTGCCTTCGATATACAGATTTTTCTTACCACTCTTTGTACTCTCTTCAAGTACTTGAATGTCTTCAATCTGTTCCGTTATCAGTTTCATTAGGTGTCTCCTCTGGTGTTACTTCAGTTTCAGGTTCAGAATCTTTTAACCAATCTTTTGCAATCTCTTGTCTTCTCTGATCCAGAGCATCTTTAGAGAGTGCCATCATTGCATCATTAACTTCACTGCTTAAATCCTTTTTATCGGTAAACAGTTTGTCAACGATTTCAGTAGCTGGAATGCTAGGCATAATAAGTCCTCATCAGTATTATTTAGAATTCCCCACGTTTATAGTCCGCAGGTTCTACATTATCTATGCCAATTGGAGCCTCTTCTTCCATCCCTTCGCCTTCCATAGCTGCAGGATCTTCGATAGGCATACCAGTGGCAGGATCAATCGTTGCGGGATCTGGTAAGACACCCTTCTCGATTTCATCCTCAATCTGTTCGTCAATCTCATTGATCTCTGCGTCAGTATGTCTAAGAATATGACGACGGATATATTCAAGTGAGAAGTAACGGCCAGCAAATGGATCCATTGCAGTGACTAGGTTTAGACGCTCAGTAAGCATCTCTTTCTCCTTCAGTTCAGCGAAGTAGTTGTCAGCAATGAAGTTGTACTGGATGTGCTCTGACATATCATCCCAGTCCTCAAGACTGATGATACCTTTCAGAACTAATTGTGTCTTAAGTAGGTCGTGGAAGAGTGAACTAAACTTCTTACGTAACCTAGTGACAAACTTTTGGAATTTAATTTCGTCTCGTGTGATCTCAGCAGCACGACCTAAATTAAATGTTGAGTCGGATTCTAACCGTGACTCTGGAACGTTTAGTGCTCGGTAGAGTTTCTTTTGGAAGTACTTGACATCTTCAAGTTCTCCAAGATTTTGTCCACCTGGGAGCGTAGTGATTTCAGTACCTCGTCCTCCTTCTCTTCTGGGTAACCAGAAGTCTTCGAGCATTGACATAAATTTTCTGTCATCTCTTATTTCTCCTGTATCTGCGTTGTATACTAACTTGTTTCTATAGCGAGACATTACCTCACGGAGGTACTGTTCTGCTTTTTGCTTTGGAAGATTTCCTACATCAATGTAGAAAATACGACGTTCTGGTGCACGGCTTAAACGATAGATAACCAGCGAGTCTTCAATCATCCTCAGCTGGTTAAGTGCTTTAATTGCTTTGTGCAAATGTGACATAATCACATTCTTATTCATATCTTTCAAACCACTATGGCAGAAAGCGATTGCATCAGGTGCAATCTTCATACCAGAAGTCTCCATACCTGCACGCATTCCCTTGGGATTGTACACGTAATACTCAGCAGTCTTAGGTGCCAAGTTAGCTTCTAGTGTGCGTGGATCAAGAAGTTGTTTATCCTTCTTGTTCTCCATCTCCACAACCTTGCGAATCTTACGAGGATCCACATACCTAAGTTCCGTGATTCCACCACGGGGATTCTTAACATCAATTACTTTATGGTAATATAATTTCCCATCAATATACCAACGTCTAAAAATATCGTATGCCATCTTGTCAAAATCAAGAAGTCTCAGACAGTTTACAAACTCTTCTCTGATCTGTTTCTTAATTCCTGACCCGACCTTTAAATTACTTAGTTCTACTTCTACAGGTGTATCATCTACATCACCTGCGATTGCTTCATTAACCACATCGTCAATTGCTCTGTCACATTCAGGATGAATTGACATAGAGCGATAACGACGGATGAGATCGTTCTCATCTTTGAATGTTCCATCAAGATCAATGGCGGTACCAAAGTACCCTCCACCTGCGACTGGGGTAGCCGCATCATCTGACTCTTTACGCACGAAAGAAGGGCCAGTACCCTGACCCTTCTTGGCTCGTTCAAGAGAATAACCAAAAAGTTGTGACATCTATCTCGTTTTGTCTGACCTACTATTTAGCGAGTTTACGTACCGCTATTTCCAGTATTGATGTCTGTATCGTATGTCCAGTATTGAACTTGGAACTCTACAGTATACTCTTCTGGTGTATCATTATTACCCCAGTCAAGATCAATAGCACTGATATTAGATGGCCAGATACCTTCGAACTTATAGGTACGAATGATCTTACCTTTTCTATCCATCTGTCTAACCTTTGCCATTGCCTGATAATCAGCGATGGTGTTAGAGTTCTGGAAGTTTTGTTGTAGTGCTTGGATATTTGTTGACCAAGACTCGAAGAATGCTCTGAACTTGAATGACTGATCGTTAAGTACGGTTACAGTCCAAGGTTCAAAGTTACGATCTCCAGCAATCTTGAGCATACGTCCACGATAGGGAACCTCAACAACTCCAACAGTAGATGCTGGAATGTTTGCTGCCTTCACAAGGAAGGTACCAAAAGCAGATGCTTCTGATGCATTGAGTTGTGATCCACCTGCTGCGTTTTCTACTCCTTCAGATGATGATCCTGATACACCACCTGATTGTGGTGATACTCCGTCCTGTAGTACAGGAGGTGCATAGATCTCACATTGGAACAGATTGGGACGAGCAAAGTCCCTTACTTGGTCACGGAAGGAGAAAATCGGGGCTCTTACCGCCGATTGTTCTACCTGACCTGGCTGTGATTCTGACATTAGTGTGTCTCCTTAATTAGTTCTCTTGAAATCAGCTAGTTACTTCAGCGAAACTAGAACCAGTTCTAGTTGCAGTGAATGTAAGAGTGATGTAATTGATCGACCTCGTAGGCTTCACGAATATCTCCGCAAAGAATTCCCCACGATCAATTGCTTCGGGTGGGTTGTTGCTGCTGTCGCAAACAACTAGGAAGTCCACTACACCACGACGTGACTGAACACTACGTAGGAATGGTTCCACAATATTCTTGAATGAAGCACGAGTGAACTCGTCATTCAATTCGAATAGTTGTGTCTTAGCTGCTTCTGAGATAGCATCCTCAAGTACCAAGAACAAACGACGAACGTTAATTCTATCGAATGCAGACTGGTAAGAGAGTGCAGTCTTATCACCGAATAGTACAATACCCTCACCAGGGAATGATACTACTGGGTTAATACGTGCAGCATACAAGCGATCTCTATGATCCTTAAGAGGAGAATATGCTAATTTAATTGCGTTCCTTAACTGACCTCTATTGAATCCTGCAGGTGAGAACCACGCTTCTGAATTCAGAGTTGTGCTTAATGTTAATCCTGCAAGGTCAGCGTTACAAGCGATGTATCTATACTTGTCGTTGTACTTATCATAGATGTACTTGTAGTTGTTATCAAATACAGCATAAGATGTAGAAGATAACTGATCGAAGTAATCAATAGTACGATTTACTATGACGTTGGTATCGCTCTGTCCAATCACATCTTGACGTGATGGTGAAACGAATGCCATACAATCTTTACGAGTTGCAGCGATGTCGATGATCTTCTGTGCTTTTGCAACAGTGTCACTGGTGTCTGCCATCGATGGACCCATTAGGATGTAGTCAACATCAATAGTTTCCTTGTCAGCAACAAGGTCGAATGCACCGAGGATCTCTCCACGTGCTAGTGTATAACCATCAACACCACCCTGTAGGGCGTACTTGACGGTTGAACCATTTGCTGTTCCGATGATCTCTCTACCAAGAGGAGTTTCATTAGTCTTGATTGCAGTTTGTTGCTTAATCAAGTCGAACTGGGTTCCAATACCTGTTTGTCCCCAATCTCCGTTAGCAGATCCATTTACATCGTACAACTCTGAGGTCTCGTGTGATCCCCAGTAAATGTACTGTGAATTGTTCTTAATGACATCTTTATAGTAGATTGTCTCTCCTTGTACACCCTTAGCATCAGATGCTTTAGATACAAAGAGGAACTTCTCAAGAACAGATCCAGGAGTACCTGTTAGTTTTCCATCTCCATCAAGGATGATGATGTGCATCTGGTCATCAGCACCACCACGATCAGAAACCCAAGGTGAAGTTGTAGGACGTGGAGCGACTGCGTTCCACTTCTGACTGCCACCGAAATAACGCTCGTCATACTCAGAGCGTACAGCAGCAACAGATATATTTGGTGAACCACCACCATTGTCATCTTCGATGGTGTAGTTTGGTTCAAATCTATTAGCGTTTGAATCTTTAATAATGTGTAGCTGACGGTTGATGACACTTACCTTTGCCTTGTCTCCAGTCTTAGATCCACCAGAAGCAGCAGTCCAAAGAGCAACAACATCACCGACTTCTAAAACGTCAGATGATAAAGAGTAATTGATATCAAGTTCAATCTTACGAGTGATAGGATCGTATGCTTTAACAGTACCTTGTACTGCGATACTTACAGGTGATGCAGCATCAGTTTCTGCTCTCCAGAACTCACCAGTATTAAAATCACCAGCAATTGAAGGAGCGTCAAGAGTTGCTACGACTGTGTAACGATAGATCTTAGCAGTTGCGTTTGCAGCACTGTATGCTACATCGCTAGTTGTTTGGAATTCCCACTCAGCACTAGACGGTTGAGCAAGAGAAAGAATTTGATCAGGACCAGCATCTGTAGTAACAACACGGAGTGAATTACCGTATGTACCTGGATGTCTAGAACCCCACTTCCAAGCGTTAGAACCAGACTCAACGTTGGCTTCATACTCTTCAATGTTACGTATGATTGGTACAGTAACACCAGTAGAAGTCTCTTCGTTGATGGTTGTCTTAGCAGCAGTAACTGTTAACTTAGTAACTGTCTGTCCATCTGTCTGAGTTGCAGCAGTAGTTTCTAATGCACCACGAGAAACAGTCAAGTCGTTTCCAGAAATTCCAGAAATTCTTAGAATTTCATCAGCGATCTTGATGTAATCGTTTGTACTAACACCAAGTGAAGCAACAGATGTAACGGTTAGAGTTGTTCCACCAGCAGCCAAGGTTCCTCCTTGGTTCATTGTGGTAGAAGTACCAGCATCTTCAATCAATGTGATTGAGGAGGCAGCAGCGTGACTAACTGCAGAAGTTGATAGCTGTCCACGTTGTACTGTTAGGTCTAGTGAAGTAATCACTGTTACCTTAACAATTTCAGCGTCAATTAAGAGGTAATCATCAACTGCTATATCAGCTGCACTAGCAACAGTCAATGTAGTATCACTAGCACTGAAAGTTGAAGATGTATACTGAGCAGTATCGATTCCATTCTTTAGCGAGGTTGAGTTCGCACGAATAACTTTTAATGTACCGCCATACAATAGGAACTGAGCAGCGTTGTACCAGTACTCGTAGTTGTAATCGTTAGGTCTTCCAAATACAGATAGCAACTCCTTCTCAGAAGTAATATCTACTATCTTATTGACTGGACCTTTTTCAAAGGAACCCACTACCACCGCAACATTATCAAGAGTAGCGTTAGCTACCGTAGTGAGATCCTTTTCAAGTACAACAACCCCTGGCGAAAGTTGGGTGGATGCCATTGTTTAAATCTCCTTGAAAAATTCTATCAATTAGTCTTGAAATTATTTATGATTCCCTCTGTTTCAACGGTACTCCCACATAAAAGTACGGTCTCCATATTCATCTGCGTGCCAGCGATCTCCATCTTCATCAACAAATGATTCATCATCCATACCGTCACTAATGAAACCAAATGGAGCCATATCAGCATCTATTGCTTCTCTCTGTTCTTCATACATTCTCTTACGAACATCATTGTCGTGAAGTTCTTTAAAATAATCTTGTACAGATAACCACGCAAATAAAACCAGACACATTGCAATGTCATCGTGGCATCCTTCTTCTGCTTGCCAAGACTGACCCTTTTGAATGAATGTGGTTAGTTCAGCGATAGTATCATAATCATTAATAAGTATCTTATCGTCTTCTACCAATCCTTTAAGGTTAGAACATCCTATCTTCTTTACAGTAGAACTCATCTTAACACCAAGTTGTACCTTACCACCTGAGAACCCTTGACCAACTACCTGACCAGCACGTCCTCTCATAGCACACATCAATAAGTTTTCATATTCCAAATCATACTGAACTATGTCTGCTACCTGTGCACCAACGTCATTAACTTCAATTAATATGTACGCTTCATTATATCCCTTAGCAACTTCAACAATAATATCTGGAAAGATAAGGGGTTTAATTGTATTGTTTCTATACTTGGCAACTAATTTATAAGGAATCGTAGTAGTATCAAATACAGTGAAAGCACTATAGTCTCCATCGATACCTCTCGCCACATCAACTGTGATTGTATAATTATGTTCAGGGATAGGGTCTTCATAAACGTCAAGTCCTTTGTTACTGGTTATAGGATCATCATAAGCTAATGCTCTTAGTTTAGATGCTGATATTAATGTGTCAACAGATCCTAGGAATTCACATTCAAACTCAACTCTGAACTGTTGCTCTGATGTATTACGTATGGTTTGTTCTTTCCATTCAGCATCTCTGCCTGGAACCTGAGACCAATGTACCTCAGTATGTGTGTATTCATTCGTACCACGCTCTGCATCGTGCCAGAGTTTGTAGAACATATTCATCCCGTGAGGGGTAGAAATGATAATAACCTTTGTGGACTTACCAGAAGATATAGTAGGATACACAGAACTAAAAAACTGCTCTGCAATATTATTCGGAACGAATGCGAATTCGTCCAAAAATATAACGTTAAAGGACATACCCCTAACAGCACTAGCACTAGTACTTGCAGCCAAGAGACGGCTTCCGTTCTCCAATTCCACTGACCCTTTGTTCCAGCCAATAATACCTTGTTGCATCCATTTAGGAAGATTCTCATAAGAAAGTTGTAGGCGACCCAACATTTCTCTTGCAGTGGCTGCTTTGTTTGCGAGGATTGCGACGTTGACATTAGGATTAAAAATTACATACCAAAGTAAGTAAGAGGTCACGACAGTTGACTTACCAGACTGACGTGGAAGCTTAGCAATATTGAATCGTTTCTCGTGGAAGCGATTCACCATAGTTTCTTGGAAGTCATACAAGTTAAATGGTATGACACCTTCATCCAAAGAAACGATCTTGATATACTTCTTAATAAAGTAGATTGGATCTTTGCTGCACTTAATAAACTCCTTCACCTGTTTAGGTGTGAAGTTTGTGGCAACGTTTGCTTTCTTTAGATTCGGGTTACCAAGATATATCTGGTTCTCTGCCATAAATTAGAATGGACCTGCAATGTTAGACGTACCTGTACCACCCACGAATCCATCACCAACTTCAGGAAGTGGATCACCTTCTGTCGGTTCTTCAACGAGTGTACCTAGTTTTTTACGTATATCTCTTAGTTCTCTGAAGTTCTTATTCTTTGTACCACCATCATACTCCCAAGCATAACCTTCTTCAATCATCTGCTCATTCAACGATACATCGTCTTCGCCAACATATAACCAACCAAGAAGCCTACCGTACTTACCCATACCACCTTTAAGTTCGGTTCGTATAGTAAGTTCGTCATCTCCATTAATAGTATCCTCTAACGTTCCTTTGAGCCAATTAGTTGCATCTATTCCCAGTGCCTTCTCTTCCAAGTCTCTTGTTCTTTTTTCTGGCGTATCAATTCCTGCAACTCTAACTCTTTCTTTCTTGTATAAGTCAAACCCAAGATCAATGGTGACATCAATAGTATCGCCGTCAACAACACGGTTAATCTCCGTTACTCTAAAGTTATAGCAGCTTTTTCTGCTTGGTGGTGTCATCTTGCCCATAATTAGGATACCAATTATCGTACTGAAATATGTATACAAGAACCACCCCTACCGCTACGATAAGGATTCCAACCATCCAAATTACTGACCAGACTATCATTCTACATATGCGAAGGTTGAAAGATTTACTAAGCCAATGAAAATAGCCGTCCATACGTATAGACGGATAACCCAGACCATACGAACCTATGCAGTGTGTAGGTATTTATTCGTAGGCATTTATTTTTGTTAAATTGTATCAGTAAATACAGACACTTTTTGTCTAAATAATGGTAGACTTGGAGAGAAACAAAATGTAACCAAAGTTACTTTGTTATGTTGTCCAGTTTAGGAGTAAATTTTATGTCTCACAGTATTCTCAATTTTAATCAGATGGCAGAATGGAATCACAGATACGAAACCTCAACACAGGAAAACATAGACGACTACTTTGACTGTCTGATAGAATGTGAGGATGAACAAGCTAGCTGTAAACGTATCTGCAGGGAAGTCCTTGCATAGATCTCTTTAAAAAAATTACCCAAAATAAAAGACCCTAATTAGGGTCTTTTTTAATGTCTTGTGAATGTATTGGTGGACCTAAAGTCTTGTATTCGAGTTGTTGACGCAAAAAAACAACTTCTGCTCTGAGTACGTCCTTCTCTTGTTCAAGTTTTACGATCTCTTCTTGGTAGATTTGAATCATATCTTGGAGTTTGTAGTTCTCTTCAGTAAGTTCGTATAATGATTTTACTTCTTCGAACGCCATAATTGGCACCGATATAGTTATTTACCTATTTAAGATTCTCTTAATAGAATCTAGGACCTATAGGTCTTCTAACTTCTAGTTCAATAGTATCGAACAATCTATTGAGTGATCTAGCATAGTCTCTGTATCCAGATCCAACATATAGTTGACCTGCTACAACAGAGAAGGTAGCTATACCCCAGAAGATATAATAGAATTTACTCTTCACTTGGTTTCTTTGTTTCCAATTTGGTTTCCTATTTGGACCCCATTCTGGTAGTGGTGGTGTAGGTGTAGTCATAATCAAATTTTGGGAATGTACCCTTTAGCTTGTTGAACTATGGGTAAAATGTCTTGTTCAACTTTCTCTATTATATCATCAATCACGTTAACATCCAAATCCAAAAAGGGTGGAATGATACCAAGGATCCTTAGAAGACCATCAATGAATAAAGCAAGACAAGTAAAACCGAGAATCATACTAATGATAGTTGCTTCTCGGTTATGTTTAGCCATAATAGCTTCATCCATTTCGTGTGCTTCAGCAACAGCAGCTTGGATAAGCATATCGACTTGTTCTTTGTTATAGAACTTATCTGGATTTTGTTCTGGACTCATAATAAAGTATTTAGTTCAGAGTGCTACAGAAGAATAGCACCGATGATGAAACCCTTACCAAAAGCAAGGCATAACATCTGGTAATCAGTCAAGTTAAATTTGGTTTGAATTTTTTTAGCGAGTGCTTTGTCCCACTCTTTAATCTTACCAGCAATTTCTTTTACTTTGTTCATTACTCTGTTCCTATAGGACCTGTTCTTTTGTTATTGTTTGGGTTACGAGCACAATTCATCTCGTGCTTATGTAACCACTTTTCTTGATTAGGTTTTGTACTAGGAACAATAAGTCCACAGTATTTACATCTTAACTCCATCGTTCCACTCCTTAAAAGATGATTGACAGTCTGGTGGCTCAGGGTCTTTATAACCTTTCATTTTTTTCCACTTGTTATATAATGCACCCATATGCCAAGACTGTGCAAGGCTTTTAGGTCCATCGATCAAGAGTTGTAACTCAGGTCCACTAGCGTAGGATTGCATTTCCTCTCGCCAGTTGGAGTCATCGTAATCTTTATTTGTCATAGTGTAATTTTTGGTCTTTGACCTTTTTGGGTAGTTTACCAGATCGCACGTTGGTAGAAGATGTTTCACCATATCCACCAGGATGCTTACCAGCTTTAGTCTTACCGAGAGACTCGGATTTCTTACCACTCTTATCAGTATAATGTAATTTGGCTGATTTGTCTTTATCCTTAGTAATCACAGACTCTTGTCCGTGTTTTCTACCGAGTCGCCTGGTTAGTTTTCCAAAACGTCTCTTAGACATTTTATCAGGTTTTGACGTATGATATGAAACCTCTGTGCCAGTTTTTCCATCGTCATACTTGTACTGTCCAACACCCTTCTTATATCCGATACCCTTCTTCTTGAGATCTTTCTCTAATCCTTTACGCTTATTACGGTTCTCTCCTTCGTCAGAACCCCTGTCAGCACTAATGTGCCCAGTAACTTTTGTATTAGATTTACTAATAGCACGAGCTATACCGCCCTCAGCAATGAATTCTTTAAAGGATAACATCTTACCCACCTACAATTTGTACTTGCTCCACCACAACATCAGCAGATCCTGCAGTGAGTTTGACAGTTTTCTGAAGTTGAGGAACTGTGTTAGCTGCTAGATCATCGGCACTTAATGAGTATGCTGAACTAGCACCTGAAGCATCGATATCTGTTGTTATTGTAGTGTTAGTAACCGCAGTAACTTTCTTACCACCAGAAGCAGCAGATTCAAAATCTGTTCCGAATCCATTGGTGTCACCACCATCTACAGTTTGAATATAATCATTAACTGCAAACGTGTGACGCTTACCAGCACCGACACCACCTACAGTTAGTACTGAACCATTTACCTTGGTAGCAGCAGTGATAGATACATTCTTAGACTTCCCAACTGAGAGAAGAAGTGCTTCACCAGCAGCAAGTGTAATTGCAGGACCAGCATCAAACTGGATTGAGGAAGCTGAAGCAGCGTATGCACGAACGATGCCAGACTTTACCACAATGTATGCGGTTCCTGAACCACTCACTGTCTGAGTATCTAATACATTTAAGACTGACATTGTGACTTGATTCCTTTTACTAGACTATTTATCCTGTTGCGACTTCAGGAATTTTGCAAGATCTGCAGTAGAACCAACAAACATAGTATTGTTTGTAACGTTCTTCTGAGGGTTCGCTGGACCTTCTTCGACCTCTTGAAGTTTCTTTTGCAGATCCATTAACTTATCAGTAGTATCTGCAATATTTTTAATCATATTACCTGCAACTTCGTATGCTCTAGGTGAGTCAGACTCTTGTGCAAGTTCTAATATACCGTCAACAGCCTCTTGTCCCTTCTCAATAAGTGAATACAAGTTTCCACGAGTATATTCATAGTCCTTAGAAATCTGCTCAAACATAGCAGGTTTAACGACTTCTGTTTTCTCTTTAGGTACGATTGATGTTTCAACATTAAGGGCATCCTCAATGCCATTATACATCGACATCGGTTCCTGTGACGGGATCTCTGGCTTTTGCATCTGTGAACTCACTGTAAATTTCATTAAATCCGAAGTTATCATCAGCCTCAGCAGTAATAGGATCTGGTGTGACTGTATATCTAACTTCACGAGCAGCTGTTGTATCAACCTTAAGATGGGTGTCAACAATAGACTTCTTGATTAACTTATCAGTCGTGTCAGTAACAGGACCATATAGATAAGTCTTAGCGGTGAATGACAACGTATAGATTAATGTTCTACGTGTTGTGTAATCACCTTCATAATCATCCTCATAATTAACTGTGTTAAGAGATATGGGGAAGTCCTTCTTCTCACCAATAGCATCAACTAAGTTAACAGTGATGTTAAACATTGGTTGAAATATAGGAAGAATCTGCTCAAGGATCTGGAGTCCATCATCCTGATTCTTTGATAGTATAGCTAACTCAAAATCAACATTGTATGGTACTGGCATAAATGCTTTACGAGTTTTATCGTCTGTACCTACGTGTCTAATGACTTGAGTTGGTGATACCTTCCTTGAACTATCGTATGAGAATCCACTGATCTCAAATGATATACGAGGTAAAGTAATTTGAACTTGCTTGTTATCAGCAGTAGCAGACTGTGCTAAACGAGCTAAGAATTTATCCTTTGGACCATATGCCAAAGGCACTTTCATTACTTCTGTCTTAGCACCAGAAGTACGTCTCAATTCAATATTATTGAAGATAGTACCGAAGGCTATAACAGTCTTCCTGAAAATTTCATTGTATGAGTAAGTTCCTAACATTAGTCTGCCTGTCCAAATTCACCGAATGGATTACCTTGACTAAAGTCAAGTATGCCATCAGCTTGAGTCTCAAAGAACTGGTTCTGATCGAACTCAGAGTTAGTATTATTTAGGGTATTATAGCTAGCAGTAGTCCAAGCAGCACCAGATGTCTGTCCAGTACAGGTTTCTGGAATTGTAAAGATACCTGTTCTGTTATATATTTGAAGCTGTCTATTTGTTGAATCCCAAGACTTAACTTCAGCAGTTACGTTAGATGTACCACCTGCAATTGTTTCACCAACAGTGAAGTCTCCTGTGCCACCTGTAGCAAAGTTAATTGTAATAGTAGTAGCAAAGTTCCTCTCCACTTTGTCGATAGCATCGACACCTGTATCGAAGTCCTCATCACTGTACTCATATAGTTCACACTTCAGACCCCAAGTATGGATTTTACCCAACTGGAAGAAAGGTGTTTCATACTCTACGTATTGTATTTGAAATAATTTTTGTGCTAGAGGGAAGTAAACCAAGTCTCCTTCATTAGGTCTACCCTCTACAATGAGTGTTGTATTATCATCAACTAGTTCTGTGAACCTATCTCGTGAGATAATAAAATTAACTTGATCAGATATCCTTACACCAAACTTACTGTATAGATCTCCATCTCCACCAAATCCTTGAACATTCTCTAAGTATGCTTCTATCAAATAAGCATCATCAAACTTAGATAATGAGTCCTCACCAAAAGCAGGATCCTCATCAACTATGACACGTGGGATGTAATATACATCCGTACCAAACATCTTGATCTGTTCTTTTACTAGGTCACCAACGAGGTTCTGTTCCCCAGTGGTTCCTTGTGTGAAGTAAGAATTAGTAGGCATTATCCTATCATATCCATAGGTGGTTCTTCATAAGTAAGTCTCAACTGTTCTTCTAGTTTTTCAATCTCTTCAATAGCATCAGAATAAATCTTCTCACCATTAAGAGTGACTCCACCAGGAAGTTGAACGTTCTGGAACTTAGACATATTCTGTCCCCACTGCTTCTTAATCAAAGAAGTTGCATAGTCTTTTACCCACATAGTATTATAAATTTTTGTCCAATTAGCAGCATCTATAGCACTAACACATTCCATAACAACATACTCACCTTCTCTGACATCAGTTAATGTATCAAAGTCAATCCAAAGTTTTCCATTAGAGGCATTAAACCTAGTTGGTTTCATACCCTCCAATAAAAAATTGATTGTTTGTAAGTGTGTCTGAATCATATAGTAATGATGGAACTGTGTTGATGTAAAATCAAACAGATCATTCAAACGTAACTGATACCTAATATCAAACATATTAGCAGTACCCTTATCTTGGAAGGTAAAGATACCATTAACAGCTCTAATATGATCTGGCATTGGCAGATAATTCTTCTGCATTTTAAATACAGTACCAGTATCACCAGCTTGTAATGTATCAGTACCAGTCTCTTCACTATCTGCTTGGAACCTTGTTAGATCCTCAGCAGTAAACTGGTGCTTCATAAAAACCTTTTCAGATCCACCGTAATGGTACTCCTGAAATTTCTCAAGAGTATAATCCAATGCATCATCAACCTGATCATCTGATACGTTGATTTCCAATACAGGTTTGCCGAGTCTGCGTAGAGCGTACTCTTTAAGTGTTGCTTTTGAATTAGGTTGTGCCATTTTATCTTGCGAGAGCGGCTAGTGCAGCCTTAAGTTGTGCGACGGTTGTAATACCAGCGTCATTACCAATAGCATTCAATTCAGTGTAAATTGAATCAATGTCAGTGTTATTAGTACCTGCCTGAGTACCTTGTGCAGCAGTTGCGTATGCAGTGGAGGCAGTGGTAGCAGCAGTTCCTAGTCCAAGGGTTGTCCTTGCAGTAGCAGCGTCTGCGTCATCAATTAGAGTGCCACCGAATGTACTTACAGCAGACGCAGCGAGTGCGTTGTCAGCAGTTGTACCCTGTGCGGCA